GCAACCCGGAAAGCCCGTATCATTATATAAAGACGGAACTTATCGACAAGAAACAAGAAAAGCGTATCCTGCATTTGCACTTTACGCTAGACGACAATCTGTCGCTAAGCGGCGAAGTAAAAGAACGCTATCACCGCATGTATTCCGGCGTCTGGTACGACCGGATGATTCTTGGCCTTTGGCGCATTGCCGAAGGCATTATTTATGATATGTTTTCTCCGTCCAATACGTATAATGACGATACACGACCGCAGGTCCTGTTTGGAGATGCGCAACGATATATTGCAATTGACTATGGGACGATAAATCCGATGGTGTTTCTGGACATCTATGACGATGGTCATGATATCTGGATTGAGCGTGAGTATTACTTCAATTCCCGCGAGGCAGGCGTACAAAAAACGGATTCCGAGTACATGCAAGATTTTAAGGAGTTTGTCGGGATGGAGCGGCCACGTTTCGTCATTATTGACCCGTCTGCGGCGTCTTTTAAGGAGCTGTTGAGACGGGAAGGATTTAGGCCGAAGGACGCCGACAATGAAGTAAATGACGGTATCCGAATAATGGCCATGCTGTTTCAGCTTGGATGGCTGCATGTACATGAGCGGTGCGAGAATTTTATTAAAGAGTTGCAGGTATACTCTTGGGATGACAAAGCCGCCGTTAATAGCGGTAAGGAGAAACCTATAAAGCAATGGGACCATGCATGTGACGCATGTCGGTACTACTGTAAGACGATGATAAAACGATGGAGATTGCCGAAATGAGTAAAAAACGAAGCAAAATAGGTAAAAAGAATGCTGCAGATGTAACAGGGAGAAGCTGGGCGTCTATCAAGACATTAGACGCTTTTCATAACGCATTGACGCGGTCAGGATATGGCATGCCAAATGCATTAGAGGCTACACAGTATCCGCTTACCCGGTATACGCAAAACTGGCAGGAGATTAACTCGATGTATCGGTCGCACTGGGTAGTGCAGCGGCTGATTAACGTTATCCCGCAGGATATGATTAAAAATGGCTATGACATACAGAGTGATTTAAAGCCGGAACAACTGAAAGACATTTGGTCTACTATTCGCAAAACGCGCTTGCATGCCAAAATCTTAGAGGGATTGTATTGGGGGCGCCTGTATGGGGGAGCCGCGGGAATTATCTTGCTTGATAACGAAGGCGACAAGTTGGAAGAACCGATTGACCTTGATATGATTATGCCTGATTCATTTAAGGGCTTGCTTATCGTCGACCGCTGGAGCGGTATTACGCCGGAATCCGATTTAGTGACGGATATAAATGACCCGGAATTTGGACTGCCCGAATATTACCGCATATCATTGTCGGATACAGGACAAGGGCAGCGTATCCATCATTCGCGCGTTTGCCGTTTTGTGGGTAGGGAAATGCCGTATTTAGAAAAGCTTGCCGAGAATTACTGGGGCACGTCAGAGCTGGAGCATGTCATTGAAGAGATACGTAAACGGGACAATGTGTCATGGAATATTGCTGTACTGACATTTATGGCTAATCTCCGAATCCTTAAAATTGATGGCATGGAAGAGATACTTGCGCTTGGCGATAAAAACGCACAGCAGGAGCTTTATGATACTGTTGAGGGCATGAATATGCTGCTTAACAATAATGCGCTACAGGTGCTGGGCTCAAAGGACGACTATCAGCAACATCAGTACACGTTCTCCGGTTTGGGCGATGTGTATGACCGATTTATGATGGATGTATCCGGAGCTGCCGGTATCCCTGTGACGAAACTCTTTGGTCGGTCACCTGCGGGGCTTAACTCAACAGGTGATGCCGACTTGCAGAATTACTATGACACCGTTGAGGCATGCCAAGAGGCGCAATTGCGGCCGGTGTTAGACAAATTGCTGCCGATTGTATTTATGTCGACACTAGGTGCCGTACCGGATGACCTTGACTACACATTCAATCCTGTCCGTCGCTCCGGTGAGGATGAAAAGCAGGATATCGGCAGCAAGCAGACGACGGCAGTCATCGAAGCGTTTACAGCCGGACTTATCTCGCAGCAAACGGCGTTGCAGGAACTGCAGCAGTCCAGCAAGCGGACGGGCATGTGGACTAATATTACGGACGAGCAGATTGCCGACGCGGATGATACAACCCAGATGATGGGAGAAGAGCCTCCGCCCGGCGTATCGGATGACGACTTAGATGCTGCACAACCGGGAATGTCTAATACTGTTATGGACGCTGACTGGGATGAGAGCAAGCATAAACGGGATGATGACGGTACGTTTGCGAAAATGGGTGGCGGAGAAAGTACTGATAATGATGACAACGATGATGACGTCTACTCAATTTCCAACGTTTTAGGCCCTGAATATTCCGGATACAAGGGAAACAATGCGATTGATAAACTACTCAAAGAGAAATGTGGGCATATTAACGATGCATATTACCGAGACGGGCTAGGCGGAATTTCTGTTGCTTGGGGCGACGATGGTTTTGGATTGCAACACATTATTAAGCGTCGAAAAGAAAATGGATTTTCAGACGAAAAAATACACGCTCTACTATATCAAATGAGAGATGTTATAGAGCGTGGCGATATGGTTATGAGTAGTAGGGGGAATATTGAGATCAAGAAAGATGGTCAATGTGTTGTTGTAACGCCAAACTTGAGAGGGAAGAAGTTAACGTTTATTTTGACTTCTTTCCGATATCGAAAGAAGTCAAAGAAATAAAAAAAGGAAACCACTGGACGGACGCCCTCTACGGCTTTACGTAGTCCCCGTCATTTGTCGGCAGCTAAGGCGACTTTCTGCTGTCAGTGGTTTCTTGTGCTTTTATTATATGGTAGCTAGACGCTAAAGTCAATGAGGTACGTATGGAGCTCTGGGAACCGAAGCTGCGTATCGAACGGACTTATCGAAAGTCATTGGATAAGCTGTTCCGAAAGACGCTTGAATTATTCAGAAAGTGTGATTCCGTTGAGGAATTTCGTCACTTAATGCAGCGCTGGTCTGAGACTAAGGAGTTTGGTATATATGCCGAATCATTGGCCAACAAGATGGTTACCGGATTGTTTGACGATATCGGTAATACCTGGCGGCAGGCAGCAAGACATAACAGTCGCTCGCGGGAGATATATAACCTACTGATGAGGAACATGACGCCTGCTCGTCGTGCCGCTATAGATCAGCTCATTTTTGAGAACTCGGAGCTGATAAAAACACTGCCGGATACGACGGCACAGAATGTAGCAGACGTCGTCAGGAGACAAACTCTTGCCGGCAGGAGAGCAGATGAAATTGCTAAGGACATTATAAAAATGTTTCCGAAGCGGACGGAAGCACGGGCTAATCTCATCGCACGTACAGAAGTAGCTAAGACACATACGGCACTTATACAGACAGATTGCCAGGATATTGGAGCAAATTGGTATTTTTGGCATGCAACACATGATAAACGCTGCCGTGCTTCGCATCGCTTAATGGATGGGGTCTTGTGTAACTGGAATGACCCACCAAACCCGGAAAAGCTCTTTCCTGGCACGCAGAAACCGTATGGTACGTACGCCCCGGGCTGTACGTTTAACTGCAGATGTTATCCGGAACCGTTGGTACATCCATCCCAGATAACCGGGACGTGTAAAGTACATAGAAGCGGCAGTATCGTACGAATGACTCGCGCACAGGTACTGCGATTAATATAGCGCCGCTGAAAGGGGGTGAATCTATTGCAAGGATATTACGGATCCCGTTTTAGTCCGAATATGACGCGAACGCCGGAGGGTTTTTTAGTATGTCACAATGTACCATTGGCCAGAACTGGAGAACAGAAGTATTTAGGCTCCGAGGTTGGCAAGCCTGAGCAGCAAATTGTGACGGTATACCGTAATGAGGACGAAGTTTTCAGCCGAAAGACAATGGCAAGCTTTGAGGGCAAGCCGGTTACGGATGACCATCCGCCGGAGTTTGTGCTCCCGGAAAACGCGTCAGGGTACTCTCGTGGCGTCGGGACAAATATCAGGCGGGGTACGGGTAACGAGTCGGATTTGCTTATTGGCGATATCATCGTATACGACGCCGTTTTAATCTCTGAAATCGAAGACGGAAAGAGAGAGATTTCCGCCGGCTATTATTGTGATTACAGAGAATGTGACGGAGGACTTGAGCAGTGCAATATCGTATGCAATCATATTGCCGTGGTCCATAACGGGCGTGCGGGCGACCGTGTAGCTATTAAGGACGAAGAATCTATTAAAAATAAAAAGAAAAGAGGTAAAAGCATGGGAAAGAAAAAAGGGAATATCTTGGATCGGATGTTTGCGGCCTTTGTCAACGATGAAGACACAACACCTGAAGACATCAAAGAAGCCGCAGAAGCCATGAAAGATGATGATGGTAATAGCAGTGGTACGACAGAACCGAAAACTCAGCAGACGGGCGATGAAGAAGTAAGCGCAGAAGAAATCAAGCAGGCCGTCTCTGACGCACTGGCTCCTTTGATTAAGAGGATAGAAGCGCTGGAAACTGCTAAGGCTACTGATGACGGGGACGATTTGGAAAAACTGGAATCGGAACTCACCGATGACGACGATTCGGTCGCTGAAGAAGGAACGGTTGAAGTCGATCCTAATAAAATTAACGATGACGACGATGAAACGTCAAAGACGGAAGAGAAAAAGGAAGGTACCGTCGACAAGGCCATCGCATTGCAAGTGCTGCGGGCAATGAAGCCGATGATTGCGGCTATGCCGGATGACCAGAAGAAAAAGGCTACGGATGGTTTGCGCAAGGCATTGCTTGGCCTCACTGTCGATGATACGGCAAAAGGCAAGAGTGACAAGGCGTATCAGGACCTCTTGAAACGCAAAGCGCAAGATGCCGCAATCGTTAAAAAGAATGCTGATTTCGGGATTGCGTGCCGTGCACGGAATCCGCATAGAAAGGATGGTAAATAATATGCCGGGAACAGTAATCGGAAAGACACTTAATTATGGATATCCGGGACAGGTAAGCCGGATGGGGGACGAAGTATCGCGTACTCGCCCTGTGAAAGAATCTACTGCAAACGTCTTGTTTGGCGCCCCTGTTGTTATTAACGAGGATGGTACGTGCCAGCTCATGGGAACCGGGCACAAGGCGGAAAATTTTGCCGGCGTTGCTATGCGCCGCGTAAAAAGCGCTAGTGATTACCCGAATCAGAATCGAGTGTATTACATGGCCGGTGAGCCTTGCGACATTCTTGAACGCGGTTCGGTCACGGTTGAATGTGTGAGCGGATCTCCTAAGGTCGGCGGTGATGTATACGTGTATGTCGTTGCAGCATCCGGGCATAAACTCGGAGAGTTTACAGCCGTCGCTGACGCTGTAGCCGCTAATACGGTTAAACTCACAAATGCACGTTGGGGGTCCGGTAAGGATGCGCGTAACGTAGCAGAATTAACACTCATCACACGTCAGGGCGTATAAGAAAGGAGACTAGTATCAATGGGACAGAAAAGAATTGTATTTCCGTCTATGTTCGGTAATGCTGTACCGACATTTGACGCTGCGGCTATCTCTTCGGGGATGGCTTTTTTAGTATCCGAGCTCGAAAAGATTGACCCTAAGCTTCGCGAACCGCTCACGAGTACGACATATCCACGTGATATTGAAATCGAAAGCGGCGGCGGCTGGGTAGAAGCCACGTCAGCCATGAACGTTGATTTCTCGGCGACGGGACAAGGCGAAGTTGGCGGCGTTCAGAATAACATCAGACGTATTCAGGCCGATGTCAGCAAGGACCTTTTCAAAGTTATGCCGTATGAAATTTCGATGGGTGTAAAGTATGTCGACGTACAGCGCGGTGCTGTATCCGGCCGCTCAATTGAACAGATATATGACAAAGGTATCCGTCTTGATTATGACAAGTACATGGATACTAATACGTATATCGGTCAGGAAAAATACGGCACACAAGGCCTTGTCAACCAGAATGGCGTTACGGCCGTTGCGGTCAAGGCGGGCGTCAGCACTAAAACGACATGGGCTGATAAGACGCCAGTTGAAATCTTGGACGATATCAACGAAGCGATTACGGCCGGTTGGGCTGCTGCGCAGTATGACCAGTCCGCCATCCCGAACCACATCTTGATTCCGCCCAAGCAGTACACGCATTTAGTAAGTACGACGCTTACTGTTGCTGGTGTTACTGGTGGTATCTCCATCTTAGAGTACCTCCTGAATAACAATATCGCAAAGAATAAGGGCGTTGACCTCTTTATTGGGGATTGCCGGTGGTGCGAAGGTGCCGGCGTCGGCAATAAGGACCGTCTGGTTGCGTATGTCAATGATTCTGTTTTTGTCGGTATGGACGTACCGGTGCCGCTTACGCGCGCAATGACACAGCCGAATGTTACGACAGCAAGCTATGAATCGCTGTATGTATCTAATGTCGGTCAGGTAAAGGTACATTACATCGAACCGTTTGTATATCGAGACGGAATTTAATAGGAGGTAACCATGAGATTGTTAGCAAAACGGAACCTCGGGTTTCGGAATCAGGATACAAACCAGATTGTAACCGTGCGGGCACTGTCTTTAGAGGAAGTGCCCGATTGGGTACAACTTGACCCGATGTTTAATTGGGCCGTTGCAGCCGGAGATATTGTCTTGGGTGAGCCCAAAGATGAGGCCATTGACAAGTCGGACGTTATTAATGACGAAGCTGTCGATACCGCTGAATCCGGCAATCATCCGGAATCGCTTACGTCGGAAGAACTCGACGGGAAGTCGAAGGATGAGCTCATTGCTTTGGCTGCCGGCAGGGGCGTAAAGGTTACCTCTCGCATGAAGGCGGATGACATTAAAGCGGCGCTCCTCGGAGTGGAAGAATCAGAGGCATAGTCATGATACCGATGGATATCTATGGTATTATTGCCGCTGCCAGCAATATCCGGAGTGAAGACCATCCGTCGTATACTGCCGATGACTTTAAGACGATGTATCCACAATTTGGCGAAGTGCCTGATGTGGTGTTGCAGGCATGGCTCAATGTCGCGCTTGCAACACTGCAGTATGGCCGCTGGAAAGGGTATTGGACACTCGGTGTCGGGCTGTTTATTGCTCATTTTCTTACACTGTACTTGCAGACGATGACGCCTGCAGGGGTCAGTACGGCTAAAATATTAGAATCGGGACTAGCAAAAGGTGTCGTGTCGTCCAAGTCGGCAGGCGATCTGTCTAAGTCTTACGATTTTGGCGCAATTGCCAGTGAATTTGATGGTTGGGGGACGTACAAGCAGACCGTATTCGGCCAGCAGCTTGTACATTTTGCCCGGCTCGTCGGGAAAGGCGGCATGACGGTATGGTAACATGGGCGTTACACTAACCAAAAAGGATAAGCTGGATGAATTTAAGAGGCGAATGAAATCGTTAGGGCGTATACGGGTACTTGTGGGAATACCGCAAGAAAAAACGGTCCGGGATGGAGAGCCGGTTACGAATGCCGAGCTCCTGTATATTCATACGCATGGCGTCCGCCAGCCGGCAATGAAAGCAGAAATGCAGCAGAACATAGACAAAGGGATGAAGTACAGCAAGGCTCATGCGCTCTATGTAAAGTCGTACGGGTCTCCGCTTTGGCAAGTCCCCCCGCGTCCGGTTATTGAACCTGCTATCGAGGCAAATAAGGAAACGATTGCAGATTTAATGAAGACGGGTATGAAAGACTATATGCATAACCGCAATAGCCTCAACGGATTCCGCCGAGCAGGGCTTTTCGGGGCTACGGCTGCAAAGAATTGGTTTCAGGACCCGCGCAATGAATGGGCGGAAAATGCTCCGTCGACTATCAAGCGGAAAGGATCCGACCTGCCGCTTATTGATACCGGAGATTTGCGGGCGTCTATTACTTACGTCATCCGAAAGGAATAACATCATGATTGATATGCAGGAAATGCTGCATGACCCTGATTTTTGTTCGCTCTTTACGGTTACACGTAAGAAAAGCGAATGGGTCGAAGGCGAACAAATATCCAGCACATCCTCGTTTATCACAGAAGGCATTGTCTTGCCGTCAACGAGTAAAGACATTGAAATGTTGCCTGAGGGAGATAGACAGCATGGATTGAAGACATTTTTTGCAGAAGTACCGTTGTATGTGACGGATACGAAAGAGACATCAGACGTATGTGCGTATCGCGGGAAGCGGTATAAGCTGCTGCAGGTGTTTGACTACTCTGACAATGGCTTTTATAAAGCGATTGGGACGATGATAGGTGATGCCGATGACGTATAAAGAATTGCGTAAATTGTTTTGGAAGGTGACGGCATCTATAGTATCCGATACCGTTAAAAATCCGAATAAATTCGTTCGCATGGATTATCCAACGGATGGGCAGCCGGACTGGCAAATGGAAGACAATATCGTCTTTTTAAATCTTATGGAACGAGATGACCAGTATGGACAGCAATACGACAGCGAGTACACTACGTCAAAAGACGGTACTGTCATCAGACATCGCGGTCGTACTCGTGTGTGGGAACTGCTCATTACAGCATACGGGCCGGATGCGTATGAGATGGCGAATAAAATAAGAGACGACGTTTTGACTGAGCGAGTACATGCACTGCTTAGCAAGAACGCCGTCTTTTTAATTCCGGATGTGCCGCTGTGTCGGCAAGTACCAGAATTATTTGCCGGAAGATGGTGGACACGCTGGGACTTAGTATTACATTTTAACGAATGGCATGAGGCGATGCCGGAAGACGTGGGTCATATTGATTCCGCTATAATTACCGGCAGCGCACACGGATAAGGAGGTTTATATGGCAACATACACATTGCCGCTGGATCCTATCGTCAATATACTTGTTAAATTGTCGGCACGATCTGCGGTCAGAAAACAGTTTAATTTAGCATTGCTCATGGGAGAGGTCGGTTCGGCCGTTGATTTCGGTCAGTCAAGAATTAAGACCTACGCCAGTTTGCAAGAAATGTTATCTGCAGGCTTTACGACGAGTGACCGCTTATATAAGGCAGCTGCTCTCGTATTCGGACAGGCTAAAAAGCCGCCCAAGGTAGCCATTGGAAAAATTGAAAAGGCAGGAGCGGCTAATGAAACGCCTGTCAAGACACTGCAGGCTTGCCGTGAGGCAAATGGAGAGTGGTACGTCGGTATTTATTGCGGTGATATGACGGATGACCAGATTTTGGCATGCTCGGAATATATCGAAGCAATTACGCCGTCCTCTATTTTTGCATATACGACTAAAGATACAAAAGTGCTTAATGCCAATGACGGTGGTATATTCAAGAAAATCAAAAACAAGAATTACCGCCGTACTTTTGGCCAGTACAGTACAAAGCACCCGGACGCAGTAGCTGCCATTATCGGCTGGGCTATGGGCGGCATGACGGGTACGCTTAACAGTGCATATACGATTGCATTTAAGACGGAAGTCGGCGTTGAAACAGAAAATTCTTCAGGGGCGTTCCCGTCTCAGAATGTAGACACAATTAAAGCGAATAACGGTAACGTCTTTATTAACCGCGGCTCGTACTACGATATTTTTGAGGAAGGTAACTTGTCGGACGGTACATGGTTTGATGAGCTTATCTTTTTAGATAAGTATCAGAACGATATGCAGCTTGCGCTGATGGATTTACTGTATCAGACAAACAAGGTACCACAGACGGAAGCCGGCATGACACAGCTTAAGAATGCTGTGAAAGTTGTTTGCGACGATATGACGCGAGTTGGATTTGTTGCATCCGGGGTTTGGAAGTCTACAGATGTACTTAATTTAAAGTACGGCGATACGCTGCCGAACGGATATCTGATCCAGTCCGAGCCTATTGATGAGCAGGCACAAGCGGACAGAGACGCGCGTAAAGCACCGCCGATCTATGTATCGCTTAAGCTTGCCGGCGCAATTCATCATGTCACCGTGCAAGTTGACGTGAACAGATAAGGAGGAACGCACAATATGTCACATAGTACATACAGCTTTACGGATATTACTGCCACAATGTCTCATCCGTCGTATGGGTCTTACTCGATCCAAGGCGAAGGCATCGGTGATATGACAATCAGCAAGACCACGGACCGCACAGCACATGACGTTGCGTCCGACGGGCATATCATGGTCAGTAAGATAGCCGGTAATAACGGCAGCGTGTCTATTAACGCGCAGCAAACCTCGGGCCTGCACAACTGGCTGCAGGGCCTGTTTAATTATCTTGTTAATGCGTCTACGGAAGAATGGGCCCAGCTCAGTATGACCGTTACGGCACCTAAGATGAAGAAGACTTATTACTGCACGGGCGGCGCATTTGTAAAAGAACCTGATGAGCCGTTCCAGTCACAAGGACAACGCGTGTCTTGGAATATTTTGTTTGCCGACTTGCAGCGTCTGCCGGTATAGTGCATAGGAGGAGTTAAGCGATGAGAGAGACAGAAAAGACCGTTGATGTATTGGGGCGTAAGTTTAAAATATGTAAATTTGACGCCTTTACCGGTAGTTACATCTTATATCAGCTCATGGAAAAGGTATTGCCGGCAGCATTGGAAGCTAAAGTCGACGATGCTATTGATACAGTGTCTGCAGGACAGTCGTTGCAAGAGGCTTTGCCGTCTAAACGGGAACCCATGAGTAAAGAAGAATTTATTAAGCTGCAGCGGGATTGTCTTGCTGTAGTCAGTGAAGTATTACCGTCTGGGAATAGGCCTATTTTTAATGAGAATGGAACATGGGGCTTGAATGATGTTGCAAACAACACGCCTCTTGTCATCTTGCTTACCATCCATTCGTTGGCATTTAATATCGGCGATTTTTTCGCCGCCGGCGGCTTGAAGGAATTACAGTCGAGCCTTGCCGGTTTATTGCCTGTGAATACAGAAATATAAATGCATGGGTATATGCGATGGCACGCGCTTGGGCCTCGGGGCTGACATTCTCATTACCTTTGCGGATCGGCTGGATGCGCATGAGATTATTTTAGCCCGCAGAGAGAATCAGCGGCGAGCCGAAGAGTGGCAGCATCGTCAGGAGGAATTATCGTGAACGGAGAAGTAATACAAGAATATCTTGTGGCCCTCGGCATGCAAATAGACAAGCCGGGGTTTAACGAACTGAATACGACGCTGAACTCCGCAAGCCGGACGATAGAAGCCGCAACCGGCAGCTGGGCGCGAAACTTTACGCGGGCTACTACTATCATTGCCACGTCTATTGCTGGGGTTACGACAGCTGTTGCGGGGCTTATGAAAGCCGCTGCCAATCAGGATCTTGCAATGGAGAAGCTGGCACGTCGCATGATGGTCAGTAAGGACGCCGCATGGCAAATGAAGAAAGCGACTGACGCCCTCGGCGAATCCATCAGCGACATCGTCCTTACGCCGGAGCTGATGGAACGATATCAGAAACTTGTGTCTGATGGCGCAAATATGAAGCCTGGCGGAGATTTTGCTGCGACGATGCGCGGATTTAGAGATTTGATGTTTGAGTTTACACGGCTTAAGCAAGAAGTCTCTTATGCGATGACGTGGGTCGGCTACTATCTCCTGAAGTACTTAAACCGACCGCTTGCAGAAGCGCAGGCACGGTTTAAGTCCTTTAATGACAGCTTTGTCCGCAACATGGCATCGTGGACGGAGAAGTTGGCTCGGTCACTCGTGTATATCATCAATATCGGGCTGCATTTTTTTGACCTTATTAAGTCTATTATCACATCATGCTATGAGTTGTGGGGTTCATTTCCCAAGGGTGTAAAGATTGCAACCGCCGCGCTTTTAGGCTTTTTTGCCGTGCTGAAGATGTCGCCGCTGGGACGGATGATTACCCTTGTCAGCGGCCTCTTTCTCCTCATTGATGATTATTTCGGTCACTTTGAGGGAAAGCAGGCAATGTTTGGTAAGTATTGGGATAAGCTGCATAGCTTTATTGATACGGCAAAAAAGAAGATTATTGAATTTGCCAATGCTGCCGAACCGATACTTGAAAAGTTCATAGGCTACGTGTTGGATGCCGGTAATATGTTGGCTAATTTTGCGGGACATATCGGTGATGTTGTTTCATCCATTCGGAATTCTTACGAATTTAAAGATTTTTGCGATACGATGGAACGTCTCGGTGATGCCTTGTATAAGCTTGGCGCAGGGTTGATTGACGCCGTATCGAGTGCCATTTCGACGCTTTTTGATACGATGCGTAAGAATGGTGCCGGTAAGCAGTTTGCAAGCCTGATGCATCATATTTGGGATATATTCTTAGGCCTGATAAAGGCTATTTCATATTGCATTGAAGTCGTTTCCGGTTGGCTCGAAGAGATGGCAAAGTCCGAAACGGTACGAGATTTTGTGGATGCCGTATCGGAGTTGGTATCGGTTGTATTAGAGCTGATTAATGCTATTTTGGATCTAGTAAAAACAGCTCTAAGCGCCTTTTTCGACGAAATGGATACGACGGAGCCGGTATACGGATTCAGAGACGCAGTGCGCGCCGTAGTTAAGATTATTACGGTAATGATACGAATTGTGTCGTCTGTCATTAAAGTCGTAGCTAAGCTCTTAAAGATGATGTCCAGCAGCCGCGTATTTGTCGAATTTTGGCATAAGGTAGGCGGCGCCGTCCAAACATTTGGACGGATTATAGAAGATGTCATTACAAAGGCTTTAAAAAAGGTCGGTAAGTTTGGCCGGGCGTTATTATGCCTTGTAAAAGGTGACTTTAAAGGCGCTGTCGCTATTTTAGGTGGCGGCGGTGGAAGCTCTTCTGGCGGTGTCGGTAATGCCGGAAAAGACGCTGCCGATATGGCTAGTTACCTAATCACAAACGGTATACCGTCTATTGCTGCCATGGGTATTATGGGAAATATTGGCGGAGAATCAGGATATGATCCTGCTGCTTATAATCCGGATGACAATGGCTCACCTTCTGGTGGTCTAGCGCAATGGCATTTAGAACGTTTTGACAACTTAAAAGCTTTTGCCGAAGAACGCGGGACAGATTGGACAGACCGCAAAACACAGCTTGATTTCTTACTTTATGAATTACAAACTGATTATGCAGATGTACTAGAACGCATGAAGAATGCGGGCAGTATTGAAGAAGCTACAGAAATATTTTTACGTGGTTTTGAAAAGCCTGAAAACCCGGATAGCGTATTGGGTGAACGAATTGCTAATGCACGTGCTGTTAGCGAAGAGGTAATGCGGCGTACTAACGAAGTAGCCGCCAAAAGACAAGCTCCGTACAGTATCGTTCCCTCGGTATACACACCTGCGTCGGCTAATCCTGATTCGTTCGAGCTGCTGCCGCCGCCAAGTAAACCGTCATACGGCCTCATTGGCGGAGGGGGTATGAACTTTATGGGGACCGCTCGTCGGGTACGGCGTGGTATAAATAATCTGGTGTCGGCTATGGATCCTGTTATGTTAAAAGGAATGGCGTCCGGACAGACGGCTGCACTGGCAGGTGCTGGCGGCACGGTCAATCACGTAGAATATAACGTCAATGTTGGCGGCGTAACGGTATCACAAACCAATGCCAATCCGGCTGAAATCGGCGCAGCTGTTGCCGATAAAACCATGGAACGTCTTAACGCACAGGGGCAGTACATCATGCAAAACAGGGCGCTTACGGGCGGTCCAAATGTAGTATAAGGAGGTGGCGCCGTTATGGGCGTAATCGGAAAGGGATTGTCTGTTGATGGCGCCATGTATTTTAAGGACGTCATACAAGGCAAAGAACCGTTTGAATGCCTTGAGTTTTCGCGGCAAATTGCCAAACTCACGGGTAAATATACGTTGCTGAACTACACGACGGGGTACAAGAATCTGCAGACTTTTTTATTCCGCACCCCGTTATGGCCAATTGGCGGCATCTACTTTGACGGTATTATGCAAACGGAACACGTCAGCCGCATTAAACCGACACAGTACCCAGTACAAACGGGCGTACAGATGACGGACCACGCCATCGTTGAGCCGAGCGAAGTCACGATTGATGTCATGATGAGCGATGCGGAAACAAACACGTATATCTCCACTAACAAAACGCTCAATATGTACTATCAGTTGGTACAAAACCTCAAGATGTATAACAATTTTTCGGCCATGTGTGCCCAGCCGGCACAGATAACAGGAGACGGAAGAGCTGCGCAAGCGTGGCTCACATTAAAGAGACTGCAGATATCACGAGTACCGATTACTGTCGAGACAAGGCTGCAAACATACGTCAATATGGTTATTGAAGAGTTGTCCGCTCCGGATGATGTGAAATCTTTAAATGCATTTCGTTGTACTGTACGGCTACGAGAAATATTTTTTGCAGAAGCGGCCGAAACACAGACTAGCGCGCGAGCAGCGGCAACGAAAGACGCTACTAACGGCGGTCAGCAACCTGTACAAACGGGAGACGGTGTTAATAAGACGGCCCTTGCTGCAGCCGGAGAGAAACTCGGAATAGGTGGTTAGCGATGTACTCAATTGTACCCATGCAAAACATACCGAATAACACATTTTTGAGTAAAATACCTGTTGACGGGCAAAATCTGACGCTTGTCTTCAGGGCAACGTATAACGAACTGGCTAAATATTGGTTGGTTGATATTACGTACGGTGCCACAGGAAAACCATTGATTCGTGCGTTGCCTGTAATCCCATCACAGAATATATTAGAGCAATATCAATATCTGGAAATTGGCAGCGCATACATTATCCCGCGATCAAAAGTTAAAGAACAATGGCCGTCAATGGAGACGCTGGCATCAGATTGGTATTTATTATGGAGTGATACAGATGGCTACGGAAAGTAATACGGCCACTAAGGAACCGCAGGAACGGAAAGGCAGACTGTACGGGCGAAAGTGGAAGATACAAATATTTAAACCGGCTTATAAGCAAGACGAAAACGGCCAAACCGTACGGGACGAAGAACACGATACGGCCATTGATGTGTCCGCGCTGCGCTGTACATTTCAGACCAAGCAGAATATTGAATCTGCTGCCGTCTTGTGTACGCTTGTTGTTTACAATATGAATGCGGCAACAGAAGGCAGTATCCTAACGGAAGGCTTTAAAATATCCATTGAAGGTGGATATCAGGAAGGGCAGTACGGAGAGATATTTGTCGGTGACATTGTTCAAGTATTCCGCAATCGAGAGAATGGCATTGATTACCGGTTAGAGATAATCGCATTAAAAGGTACGTTTATGTTTAACGTTAATCATGTACGGTCTACGATTGCAGCCGGCAGCTCGCCACGAGCTATCGCGGAAGCCGTGGCTAACAATGCAGATACACCAATGGGTATCGGTGAAGTCAGTGAGAACCTAAAGCAGGAAGCCCTGCCGCGTGGTAAAGTGCTATTCGGCCAACCGTCTAAGTATTATATGGACTTATGCGTCGGCAATGACGCTCATTTCTGGCAAGATGAAAACGGCAATGTGACGGTTAAAAAGGTAGAAGATGAAATCCCTGCCGACAAATGTCTGTTTTTGACGCCGCTTACGGGCTTAGTTGGAACGCCGTCGTATAGTGACGACGGTATCCATATCAAGATGTTGCTTGATTGCCGCGTTAAGCTATACACTCTCATCAAAATTGACAATGAAATAATCCAAAGACAAGCCGTGCAATACGACTTGTCCGGCAAGGGGAACAACAATCAAATGCCGCAGCAGTATCAATTTGACCAAGACGGTGAATATCAAGTCTTTTCTGTCGCCCATGCCGGCGATACATGGGGCGACACATGGACAACGGAAGTTGTCGGTATCGGTCGCAACGGCAGACAAGGAATGTTGACGGCTGTGCAAAATGCAAACCAAAGTACGCGGTAAGGAGGTAGTATGCATGATACATATGCCGGAGCGCATGCAGGATATCATCGAGTATCAGCGGCGCGTAAAAGAAGCTATCGGAATTGATTTGCGTGTAGCTGCTCCCGGGATTATCCAATCTGTTGATTATGATAAGCAGACCTGCACGGTACAATTGACCGTGCGTGAACAACTCAATTATGACGGCAATCTGCAGTGGGTCGATATTCCGGTACTGCCGGATGTGCCGTTTTTTATTTACTCCGGCGGCGGCTATTGCTTGACACTGCCGGTAACGGCTGGAAATGAATGCCTTGTTGTTTTTAGCGACAATTGTATAGACGCGTGGTGGCAATCTGGCGGGGTGCAAAACCAGATTGACCACCGTCGGCATGATCTGTCTGACGGTTTTGCGATTGTCGGATTTAGAAGCCAGCCTAATACCGTTAACGGGTTTTCTGCGAGTGCAGCGCAACTGCGCAATGCATCGGGTAGCGCCTGCATTGAGATTGCGGGCGATGTGATCAATATCAGGAGTGCCAATACGACAATTGACGGCGTCTCCTTTTTAGGGCATACACATAAAGGCGTTATGCCGGGCGGAGGTAATACGGGAGGCGTTAATACATGATCTATCGCAGATTAGATGCAAATGGCGATTATATCTTTGGCAGCAATAGCAACGCTTACTTATCCGGATCCGATGCGGTAAGACAAGCCGTACTAACGAGATTACGGCTTTTGCTGTATGAATGGTGGGAAGATCTGGAAGATGGGTTACCGCTCTGGCAAGAGATTATTGCACAACGCGATATCGAAAAAGCGAAGAAGCGGATACAAGAGCGCATTGTAAAGACACCACATGTAACCGCTCTTATAACATTTGACGCAACATGGGATAATGAAAACCGCCATTTAACCGTCTTAGCGTCTATTGATACGGAATACGGTCAGATTGAATTAAATGAGGTGATGACGTAATGGTGTATACAGCTCCATATATTGATGACGCGGGACTGCATATCCCGTCATATACAGATATCAGAGACGATCTGATTGAACAGTTTAAACGTATTTACGGGCAGGATATTTATCTTAATAATGACAGTCAGGACTATCAGATGATATCCATTTTTGCTCTAAAAATCTATGACACGATGCAGTTGCTGCAGATTGTCTACAATAACCGCAGTCCCAAGACGGCTGTCGGAACTGCGCTAGATAGTATTGTAAAGCTTAATGGTATTAAACGTAAAAAAGCAAGTTACAGTACTTGCACACTGACAATTACAGGAGACGATGGCACAGTAATTGCAGCCGGTGTAGCAGAAGATGAAGCTGGTAATAAGTGGAATCTGCCGAAGAATATTACGCTTAGTGCCGCAACGACAGAAGTAACGGCACAATGCGATACACTGGGAGCGATTGAAGCGCCTGTCGGGTCTATTACTAAGATATCGAATCCGCAAAAAGGCTGGATATCTGTCACAAACAAAGTGGCCGCAATTCCAGGAAAGCCTGTTGAAACAGATGAGCAGCTACGGTACCGGCAGTCTATTAGCGTAGCAATACCCAGTCAAAATATGCTAAATGGCACAATTGCAGGAATTGCAAGTGTATCCGGAGTTACTCGATATAAAGTCTATGACAATGATACGAATCAGACAGATAGCAATGGCATACCGGGACACTCTATTGCTGCAATTGTGGAAGGCGGGCTTGATGAAGATATCGCAGAACAGATATATCTGCGCAAAGGGCCTGGAGGCGGTACCTATGGAGACATCTCGGCGACATACATCAATGTAGATGGATTACCGAATGTCATTCGATTTTATCGACCTAAATATGTGCTAATTGATGTAACTGTCGGAATTAAAAAAAATACAGGGTATGCAACAAATACGAAGGAAAATGTTAAAAAGAATATCGAATCGTATATCAATAAATTAGATATCGGCTACAATGTCTCAATGACAGGATTACTTACAGCTGTTACCGGCTCAGTTATGCAATTGGCTCAGCCCGAATTTTCGCTTAAAGAAATCACTGCGAATAAGCATGGTGCAAGTCCCGGTGTTGTTGACATCACCATTGCGTTTAACGAAGTGGCTAAAGTTGGTACGATAACCGTAAATGAGGTGACGTAATGTCTCTTATCAACAATTATTTAAAGCTGGTCACCAGTGAGCACAGAGACAAGCCGAAATATACAGAAATGCTAACATCCTTGCTGCAATACAGTGAGGATGTTTTTACATTGGCCGTCGGAATTGATGATGAATTTGATATGGATTTAGCCGTTGGCGCGCAAGAAGATATTCTAGGAGTGATTGTCGGATCTAAACGTACGCTTGACTTTCAGCCATCAAGGGGATTGTCATCATTTTTAGATAATTCTGTATACCGAACTTTACTGCGAGCGAAAATAGCTCAAAACATGTGGAAAGGCGGTATTCTTGATTTACGTGATTTATGGGTTACGTTGTTCGAAACAAGCATTGTCATTCGCGACAATCAAGATATGACAATCGATGTTACAATCGTCAATAGCATGTTAGATCAACTGACTAAAGAATTGATTGTGAATGGTCTCATCGTACCAAAGCCGCAATCAGTGCGAATGAATATACTTTTTGCAGATGAAGCAATATTTGGCTACGATATGGAAACCAATGTTGTGCGTGGGTACGATCATGCTCGATGGGCGAATAGTATCAGTGCAGATGACATATTTGCTTATGATAGAGACGATGCAAGCGAAAAAATGCACGGTTATGATAAAGGGAATTGGTCGTAAAGGAGGTTATTTACATGGCAAGCACAAATTTTAAAATTTTTAATGAAGAAAATGCTGCTGATAGAACTTATAATGACAGTGAATACGAACAAGCGACGCAACGGCAAAGCGGTGTTATACCGGGTATCGCGCTGTCTCGACTACACAACAAGCTGTATATGCAGGTATCGGTAATGTCAAAAGCAGTTGCTGATTTTTTAGTCGGTCAAGGATTTGATTGTAATGACAATGAGGCAACTAAAATCACAGAAAATATCGAAAAGGCAATCAAAAAGTTTAATAAGACGGATATTGATGCGTCTATTATCGCTCACAATAATGACGAAGGTGCACATGAGACTAGATTTAGCAAATACGAGAAAAAGGATGACCTCGGTAACGACATCATCAAAAAACTTGCGCTCACAACAGCGATAAGCGTCGTCTCGTCGCTGCAGTCTAACAGCTGGTTTTCGCAGCTGCTTAAATGGGCGCTGACGGCGTCCGGCGTTAGATACAATCTTGCAACTAACGGATACGTGTGCTTCGGCGCATTATTCGGGGGCCTAATTGTACAGTGGGGAACTACAACCGCACCGGAGAACTACAGTTGTCACGCAACACTTCCCGTTGCATTTACATCTACATATTGCGCGGTTGGTAACGGCAGTGTTAGCGATAACGACGCTGTTAAAAATCACGGCTGCGCGTTTATTTTCGACCGCAGCAGTAACTCGCAAATAACGTTTCGCACGACGTCCGAAAAAGCGCCGTCCGTGCGATGGGTAGCCGTCGGATATTAAACAGTGGGGATATATAATGGATCGCAAAGAGGGATATATCAGTTATCCCATTTCGGCGACCTCAGAATCGTTAGCGTTTACTGTTGGTGTCCCGCATAGCGGATCCACCACCGTAATCAACACATCTGACTGCACGAATAATGGTTTTAATTTTTTATGCAGCGTCGGTACGAATTTCAGGTGGTTTGCGTTATGTTGGTAATTGTACAGTGGGGGTATGAACGCGATATCGCGAATCATAGCACAGTAAATTTACTGAGTGTAATTACCGGATAATTTTTTGATAGTCCCGTAGCCGTTAGGCTTACGCATAATTACCACCTCTTATTTATCAATATAAGGAGATGATAGCATGTCAGCTACTAATGTAGAGTATTACATCTGCGGCTTTGACGCCGCAGGACATCGGGTATACACGACGATATGCCCGAAAAATCCAGATGACAATAAGATTAACGAGCTAAAAGCGGCAGCTAAAAAGCAGGCTCCGGACGCCGTTGTCGTTGAGCTCGTATCTGCAGAAGACTACAATCTGTACCTTGCTGGCAATGTACGCGACAGCAAGACCGGCAAGCCCGTGCCGTATGTAGCGCCGGAGCCGACGGAAGCGGAGCGAAAAGCAGCCAGTGCGGCTGTGATTGCAGCTAAATACGAGCCGCAGCTGCAAGAGCTCAAGAACAACATGATTACAGCCGTGCTGCTCGATGATACCGAGCTGCAAGCAGAAATCAAGGCAGAATACGTGCAGACGACGAAAGAATACAACGCAGAAATGGAGGCCGCAAACAATGACTAAGAGATGTACTGTATGCGCCCGCAAGCTCGATAAAAACGGCGATTGTCAAAACAAAAAATGCCCTCGATATACGTTAGCACAAATCAGGAAAGCAGCTGAGGCGGAACATGCGGGCAAAGAGGGCGACAAATAATGGACTGGCTTGTTATTGTAAGCTCTATATCAGGGCCGCTGCTAGTGCTTGGCGCGGTATTTAATTTTTCGGTTATTAAGCCGTTAAACGTAGCAATCATCGGGCTTAATGCAGCTATTACAGCTATGCGTAAAGAACTACACGATGAAACGGAAAAGCGTCATGCTATTGCTGAGCGATTAGCAAGAGTAGAGACATCGACCGCGTCGGCTCATCATCGCATAAGCGAGGTCGATGAGCGGCTGCAAAAGCACGAACACGGCGGGTGTAAAAAGATATGACAAATAAAATAATAACGGCAATAAAAAAAGCAGTTTTCAGCACACGCAAAAAGCGCGTAAAACCGTTAGGACTATGGGCAACAAGGGCACTGGTATTTTTATTACTAGTGCCCATTGTGCTTGTAGTGATTCTATTTATTTGTGTGTGTACACGCGGTTATGTAAGTTACGATGTGGGACGAGTGATTGATACAGGGATTAAAATAATTGATCACATCTTTATACCGTCAGTATTAGCGGCATTAACAGGATTTTTGTCGTTATGGCTGGATAAGAATGATAACGGCATTCCTGATTCCATTGAAAAGGATGAGGATAAGAAATGAGATATGGGATTGATGTAAGTTATGTGCAAGGGGAGCAATGCTTTGATTTTGAGCTTGCAAAATCACAAGGGTATGACTTTTGTATCGTTCGCGTTGGTGTAACGTACCGGGGTGTGCCGGAGCTTGACGAGTACTTTGTTAGTAATATCAATGCAGCAAAAGCTGCGGGCATGGACATCGGCATTTACTATTACAGCACGGCACTGACAGAGTGGCAAGCGCAGCAAGAAGCGCGGTGGCTGCTTGATGCTATGCATACGTATCTTGACGACGTGGAGCTTGCCGCCGGAGTATGGTACGATGTTGAGACACGAGCACAGCAGCAACTCGGCGCACAGGAGCTGGCGTCGGTCGTAATGGCATTTTTTAACGAGGTCAATGCGGCCGGTGTGTACGCGGGGTTGTACGGCTACTATGACATGTTAACTAATAACTTAGACGTTAGTATGCTGCCGGATTATATCTCCCTGTGGCCCGCAAACTATGGCGAGCAGAACTATTACAAAACCGAAAATCCGGGGAGTAATTGCCCGATTTGGCAGTACTCGGACAGTGGTAATGTGGGCGGTGTTGATGTTGATTTGGATGTGATGTACTAATGCGGAGGATACAATATGACAAAAAATATATGCC